GTCATTCATCACTTGGCGTTGCTGAAGCGTTCGCTTGAACAGAAAGGCACCAAGACTGATATGGTCAAGGGATGGTGTGTGATCGAACAGACTAAAGAGTCGTGTGAACACTATTGGCTTCGGGATGTCGAAACGGGTCTAGACATGGACCTAGGGTTTGCTGTCGCTAAACTTCGTACGCCCGAACTTGCCGCTCTCCATCCCGTGCTCTTGGAGAATCTTCCTCCAGGATTGACTCGTTCAGATTCGGAGGAGACTCTGATTCGGGCGGAGAATTCTCGCCTCTACGATTTGTTCCAAGAAAACCCCAAAGCATTTTGGCGCGAGTCCCCTCGGGAGGTGACATCTTTCCATATGAAGTGAAACTCTGCTCAAGGTCAGCTGACGATCGTCTAGGGGATATGCTCGCCACGGCGGCCGATGCGAGATTCATGAAGCTCATGGGTTTGGGCACCGGGGGCTGTTGACCGAGGGCCAAAAAGTTTTGAATCTTCTTTTCAATTGGATTTGACTGTTCGAGAGCGGCGTTGAATTCAGCAAAGCACTCCTGAAGGAACTGCTGACCGACCGTTCCACGCTGCTCACGGTCTATGCTCATCTCCTTGGAAATCTTGAGCGCCAGCCGCTTCATGAGGATACCCGACCGCAGTGCGTTCGCCATCTTCTCATTAATTTTCATATACAATTGAATCGATCCTAGAATACCAGTTCCGGCTGATAAAACGGCGTTCAGAATACTTACATATGTCTGAATCAAAAACTCATTCAGAGAAATGGCCGTAAGTGCGTTAATGGATGATATGACCAGGATAGGGATATTGAACCTAGACGACAATGTGTGATAATACTGATAGTCTTTATTAAAGTACACGTGGTACGCATTACACTGTGCCTCAATCTTTTTAAGATACGCCTCTTCCTTGTCATGCCAGGGGTCTTCCTTCATCTTGTTACTAGAGGCCTAAAAAAATTTGTCATTGTCGGCAAATTCCACGATGCTAGAAATACGCGGGGGGAGTCGACCCTTGACGCTCTTGTAAACCATGCTAAACAAAGGGTTGCTATTTGTAATCTTAATCTTTTCCAGAAGGCCCTTTTCCGGTCGAATCTCAATCATGAGTTTCAGGAGATGAAGAGCCGTATCTGAATTTAGTTTTGAAATTGGAACCCCCTTGAGGTTCAGCTCGATGATTTCCTTGAGACCGTGCTTCTCCACGTAATCATCGAGTTGCTGAATGACCGGCTTGATGGCCATCGAGAACGCCTGGGCCTCGAGCGCAGTCTTGGGCTGACGCTCGATGTACTTTGCCCCCAGGAATTCAATGTACAGGTGGCGACCCTGTGGATAGAATACGAGGAGGTCGCTCATTCTTGTCGTTTTTTACGCCTCCTTTTTTTAAGTTGAATTAATAATGAAGCTGGAACTTGCTATAATCGCAGCCACCTATGGGTTTTACATGGCGTTCGAGCAGGGGCAGTACGAAGCTAGTTGGCGGGTTCATCTGTTTGCAATTTTGGTTCCAATTTTGATTCTAAAATTCTCCAAGGACCTGGACGTCAAGGCGCGGATGTTCATAATGACCATACTAGCCTGGCACGTAATTGACGTCTTGACGCATGCGATTGATGACGGTTTTAAAAATAATTTAGAAACACAGGAATGCATACATATTGCATCAATCTCGAACGCCGACCTGACAGAAAAGAAATCGTTAGCGGTGAGTTCGATCGTGAAGGGCTCGACGTTGAATTCTTCTCAGCCACAGACGGAAGAGCCGAAGCCCCTTCAGGAGTATATATCAGCCCTTCCGAGTACGGATGCGCCATGAGCCATGTCAGAGTATGGAAGGATATTGTCGAAAAAGGCTATGAGTTTGCAATGGTTTGTGAAGATGACGTTTGTCTCGTTCCAGATTTTAAAACAAAATTGAATGAACTTTTAGACGAGGTGAAGCACACGCCATGGGATGTGATGAATCTCGGTCCAATAACCCCTATAATAAAAACTAACGTATCTAATAATTTATACGAAGGTCAGCCACTCGGAACTCATGCGTATGTGATCAGTCTCGAGTGCGCCAAAAAAATTTCAGTTTTTGAACCTAAATTCATGAAAGTGGGTATAGATTTCCAGTTGAACAGATTTCCAATTATGATTTTATGTGCTCGTGAAGCCATTGCAAAACAAGAGTGCGTGGACGACTCGGTTTTTATTGGTTTATTGAAATCAACTATTAAGGGTGATATAGGTCTAGAACGAACTTATGATTTTACCTATTTAATTAGGCTTTGTTTTCAACGATTCAAACCTGTCATAATTCTTTTAGTTTTGTTAATCATATTTTATGCATTGAAATATACAGCTCGTTGAATTTCCCGTAGTTCAGGTTGTACCCATGTAGCTGTACACAAATGTCTCGCCCATTTCCCGCCATCTGTATAGTCGGCGTAGCTCAGTGCGTTGAACATTGACTCTGGGCAATCGCGAACAGACTCTTCAATTATATGACAGGCGGTGGACCATAGAGGGTTCCGTCCATATTTAAATAGCTCTAGATTGGCCATCACGTAGTTCCAGAATGGGTGTTTTGGAGGCCCCATCATAAGTGCGTTGAGATAATGAGAGCCATGACACCATCTGCCAATGAATCTATCTTCGGAAATTGAAACTTTCCCATCGGGTATCTGGTCCATGAAATTTTCTATACATTCGTAGTCCATGTCTGCGTATATTCCCCCATATTCATACAAAATAATACACCTTGCAGCATCTTGGGTCTTGCGCACTTTTTTACTGTACCCTTGATATGTTGGCCAAAACCATTCATATTTTGTTTTGATCAACTCTTCAATGTCTTCATCGGTCCACATTTTATACTCGTAATCGGGAAACTTCTCCTTCCATGTTTTTTGACACTCGATCCACGCAGGGTGCCATTGAGATTCATCAGCCGGAGCCGTTTGATGGATGATCTTGGGAATCTTGTCTGTCTTCCATGTGGGTGAAACTTCCAGAACTGGAAATGTCTTTTTTGGATTGAGGTCCCAATGCCACGCCCACCTGGCGGGAATTACTAATCTTTGAGCTAGTTCATTCAAAACTAGTAATATTACTATCACTAACATCAGAAGCGTCAAAATCGCCTTCATCTACTCGTGAGTCTACACAATTTTGATCCGGAATTAACGTGATCATATTCCTCATGAATGGCGGTAGGAACCCACGGACGGCCCCCACGAGTGTGTTGAAGAACTGACCTCCCCCTGATACCTGGCATTTTTGGAGTAAAATACAATTTTTGGTATGTTCATAGACATTCCAAATCATTCTCATCGTGGGCATGGGCTTGAGGTTCCGAACTTTGATGCCCGTCAGGTCAGCTGAACACACCTGCTTCAGACCTCGTGCGAGACATAGAGCCTGAATCTGATCAAGAACTGGATAAAGCTCCTGACAAAACTCGTCCGTGGCTTCCGTCGTACTCGGCTGGAGCTCTATCAGCTTCCCAACGAGAATGTCCACGTAGAGGATATTGGCCTCCTCATCCGGTTGAAATCGGAGCCACGAGCAATCTGGATTGCGACCCTGGTCCATCTATAAAGACCCGGGGTTTATAAAAACACAACCATATCGCGGAAGTACTTGGGTATAGCCAAGCTAACAGGCTGATAAAGCATCCTGAATACGAACCCCGTATTCACAAACTGAATCTGTCTCAAGAGGTTGTCGTCGCGCGTGTAATCCACCACCTCCCTGACTATCTTCACGATGAGCCTGAACCTTTCTATATTTACTATACCAGAACCCGCCAGATCCGCCTTGATAATCATCTCTTTGGCGTTTTCACGGATATCTTGTATCATAGGTTTAAGGTCTTCAAGAGTCACGCCCTCCACTGGATAATCCTTGACGAAAAGAGTAACGTGGGCTACGTCGTCACTGTCCCATATACATTTCATAAAATCCATCTATTACTATGTATAGATTTTATGGAACGGTTTGTTCTTGCATCAGATGGGATTTGAACCCATGCGGCTTTCGCCAGAGGATCTTAAGTCCTCCCCGTTAGACCTAGCTCCGGCACTGATGCGTAAAGTCACCCCCGGTGGGTATCGAACCCACATCAACGATTTAGAAGATCGCTATACTATCCATTATACTACGGGGGTTGTTCTAGCTGGGGCTCGAACCCAGGATCTTTGGTTCACCTTGTCGGGGCGAACAAGCTTCGCCCCTCCGACATAAGGCCAATGCGTTAACCAACTACGCTACTAGAACGCGGGGCATCTACCCCACTCTTTCAAGGACTTTTTTCTTTAACACTAGTAATGTCATATGAAGCCGTTCGGGCATTGGGCGTCGCGTGGGTTGGTGTCCTTTGCTTCGTCTTTGCGTTCTTCGTTTCCAGACTTGTTGACAATTTTACACCAAAATTGGAAGACACCAAACCAAAGTGGAGAATCTTCGCCGAGGTGTGTGTCCAGTTCGGAATCGTGGCGGTCATCGTCTTCGGTGCACGGGTTTTCATTAAGAAAGTGCCCTTCCCTCTCGAAGGCTGGTATGGATACGAGCACTCGGCTCTCGGTGAGCTACGCAGCTTACCCCTCATGGTCTTTATTTTCATGTTCTTCCAGGTGAGGACGCAGGAGAAGATGCGATTTCTTGCTGAAATCTGAAGCACTCCCACAGGTGCCGCGCCTGTTTCGGTGCCGATAAAGCAGAAAACTCGTCAATGCTGTACTCGTCCCCCATAGACCTGTTGCACTTGCTGCAGATGGGGCGCAAGTTGTTAATGTCAGTAGCTCCTCCTTTGCTTTCTGGAATATTGTGACCCACCTCAAATGAAAAGGGCGTTATGACGTTTTCACACCACGTCACAAGGCACTTGTGCTTGAAAAGCCGATCTCCACAAAACGTTAGCCAAACCTGTTCACGCAGCGCTCCTGGAATCTTCACCTTCATTCATAATTTTGGAAATCTTTTCCTTAAACTCTTGATTTTCACCCTTACCTGGAACCTCATTATGTCCTGATTTGAGAGCCTCAATCTCAAGACGGCTCAACGTGATGGCGCCGAGCCGAAAGTCCTCAAACGCTTCACACGTCAGAGGGGCCAGAGGGATGATCAGGTCGTACACCTTCCGCGCCAACTGACGGATCTCCCACTGTGCGTGGTCGTCTATGCGGAGTTGCAAAAAGTGAAGCAGGTTATGAAGGTTAATTTTCCAGTAAAATTCGGTAAAAGTATTCTGAGGCAAGTGCGCCCGGGCCAGTTCACGTGAGACCCCCTTCTTGATGAGCTCGTCATACGTGTGAAATGCGAGGTCACATGACGCCTTCTGCTTTAGCAGCAGCATCTCACCACCCTCGTACGGATCTTCACCACCCTGTCCACGAGTCGTAGCTTGCTGACGGAGCTCATCGGGTAAGTAGAACTCGTCCTGTACGATACTGTACCGGGCCGACAACTCGTTCACACTGGCCGTACGGTGGCGGAGCCACTGACGCGCCACGAAGATGGGCGCCTTGATATGAAACTTAAATTCAACCATTTCAAATGGTGTCGTATGCTTGTGACGCATGAGATAGCGGATCAGGGCCCGGTCATTGCTCACAGACTTTGTGCCTGCTCCGTAAGAGACCCGAGCCGCCTGGACGATTGCGGCATCACCCTCATTCACGCCACGGGGCATGGAATCCACGAGACGAACTGCCATTTATATTTTTACGTTGCGTTTTTTTAACTGGAGCTGGACAGTTAAAAAATTCGCTCCCGGCAGGGGTCGAACCTGCGACTTTGAGGTCTTCCGCCGTTACTATAAATAACAGCCTCACACTAACGATATAAATACTACCGGCTGAGTTACAGGAGCCTGATGAACCTTTTAACGACGTGCTCGGGTCGTTCTGACTTGGGTGATTCGAACACCCGATCTGTGGAGCTACAATCCATCGCGTTTAAGTGGAATTACCACTGCGCCAAAGTCAGAAGAACCTTTTAACGACTTGTTCAGGTCGAGGGAAACGAGTTCCCCTGTTCTTCCACTGAGGATCGATCTCAGGACCTCCCGCTCTTCGGGCGAGATGCTGCGCATCTCTAGCTACTAAACGGACGCACTACCACTGTGCCATGGAAGAAGGTTCCAGCGTGAATCGAACACGCATTAACAGAGTCAGAGTCTGCTGTACTAACCGTTATACTATGGAACCTTTGTTAATATTACATAGTAAACAAATTTCAGGAATTTAACGCAACCCGCGTTGAAAACTAACTCATAGTAAAAATCTTCCTAACTCCAATAAGCCGCGACCTGCACCCAGGGCACGTAGACTTGCAGCGTGTTGAACTCCAACACCGCTCGCAAATCACGTGCCCACATGGATCAAAACAAAGGTCAACGAGTCTGTCCATACACACAAAGCACGTGAATTTGCCGTACCTTTCAATGTTCGTGTCGTGGAGCACCTTCTTCATCGCATCAATTCTCCCCGCCGCCTCCCTGCATTGTTGAGTCAGGGCCGAGATGCCCTCTTCAGACTCGTGCTTGTCTATTATATCTTCAAGCTTATCCTTTAAGCTTTGAGAGCTCACGTTTTCAATCAACATTTTGAAAACACTCACCTCTTCCTTCTTTTCAGTGAGCTCGGCGTACTTTTGCCCATACTCTACACGAGCCTTGGCAAATTCATCCTTAAATTTAGCCAGCTCATCCTCAAAGTCCTTCCACTTGGGGTCGAGTTCACATGGCAATGCATCAATAGGCTCTGGAGGCTGTGAGACCAGTACACTTTCCAGGAGGCTCCTGGAATCAATGTATGCAAAATTCATCTACTGTTTTACGAGATAAATTGTGTATTTTTTAACCGCGGTCAAAAACAAAATCTCCCCATTTAGTAAATGCTGTCAGACTTTATGATCTTGATGATGGCCGTTATACTCTTACTGATAGGTCTCCAGGCGTTTATGGATCCAGCCCGCCGGGCCGTCGCATCTGAGGTGATCAAGGCGACACTCATGATGGTGGCTGGGTTCTTCTTCTTATATTACTGGTACGTCGGAGTCTCATACAACAAGACGGGCGGAGGTTACTGATTTCCAATTGGAAAAATTTGTACATCGCATCCACACTGTGAGAAACAATTAGACTATTAATTTCAAAACTAAATTCAGTATTATAATCAGCCATCAGTTTCAGTACAGTAATGGCATCTTCACATGTAAGGGAACGGTCACATAGTTCCTCAATGATGTGAACAGGTGTCTCAAAAGTCATGTCTCTAATTTCAATGAAAATTCGTTCAAGTCCTATGAGTCTGGCTTTGTCCAGGACCTCTTCAATGCTCGCGTCGGGATACTGGAGTTTCAGAGCCTTCATAAGTTCTGGCCCCTCCATTTATTTTATAGTAATATACTAAATGCCCGACTTTAACGTAGCTTTTCTCGTGCTGTTTGTTGCTATATTCGGGGCTCTGGGCGTCTCCAACTTTGTTGAGGCGACAAAGAATCAGGCCACACCGTACCAGCGCTATTTTGGACTTTTGTACATTCTCCTGGCGCTTGGGTTGGTTGTATATAAAATAAGCAATCCTTAGAATAGAAATGAAACATCTGGTCGGACACGTAGATGGTGTGTGGGTGTCAAAGACCATTCATCTTGAGAAAATCATGAAGCGAATCGCTGAAAGGTGTGGGTTTAACGTTGTTTCCCAGGCTTTTCATCAATTTGATCCCATGGGGACGACGGGTGTCCTTGTTTTGGCCGAGAGCCATTTCAGCGCACACACGTATCCGGAAAACAACAGAGTTTACATTGACGTATTTTGTTGCGCGACCGGGTTCAACCCTGAATACTGTGCGGACGTTATTGAGGAGGAGTTTGCAGCCTTGAAGGGGACGTGGCAGGTGGTGGCGCGTTAATTTAATTTTAAAATTCGTTTCGACTCCAGGGACCGGGAACGTCCTTGGGGCCGAAGCCCGTTTTTTTGGCGAGTGGCAAACCACTTTTAATAAATATATAGGAGGATTTAATTTGAGAACGCAAGGCCGCCCATGCCAGACTGGATGCGCAGGATGTTGTAGTTGATGGCGAACATCTTCTGCAGGCCGGTGGTGTAGTTGCCCTTCATGTTGATAGCCACCTGGGCGTTATCAATGCGGGAGAAGTTGCAGGTGCCGGTTGGCTGGTGCTCCTCTGGCTGCAGCGCGAAGGAGTACGCGTAGATGCCTGGGTATGGCACACCGGAGTGGTACTGGTATGGCTGGTACTGGTTGAAGTACTTGCCGGCCTGCTCCTTGAAGCGGTCCTGACCGTTCAGCACCAGCTTGAAGTTGTACAGGGGGCCAACCTCCACGCCGGTGGCGTTGGTCTGGCCAGACGAGCCCTCCTCAACCCACATGGCACTGGCGGTGGTGTTGGAGGTCAGGGTGGAGTTCGTGGCGGTCACGCACACGTTGCCGAACGACATGCGGGGCGCACCAACGGTGTGGGGCATGGAGCCCAGAGCCAGGTGGGGCGAGGTCGCGCAGGTGACCTGCACGTTCGCGCACGAGGTGGAGAAGTTCCACAGGGAGTTGTTGGCGGTGGCGGCCGTGTTGGTGTAGCACCAGATCAGCTCCTTCACTGGGTGGTTGAAGGACAGACGGATGGTCTGGGCAGAGGAGGCGGACAGGGGGGCACCGCCGGCAGTGGCGGTGATGCTGTCGCCACCGGTGTGCTGCACCTGCTCAATCAGGTACTCGTGGCCCTTCTGGGCGAAGCGGCGACGCTCCTCGGTGTCCAGGTACACGTAGTTGGCCCACACCTCGAACACTGGGCTGGAGGCGCCGAAGTAGCTGGTGAAGTAGTTGGTCAGGTCGAAGTCCAGGCGCACCTCGTGGTACTGCAGGGCGATCAGGGGCAGGTACAGGCCGGGGTTGCGGTTGAAGAAGAACAGCAGGGGCAGGTACACGCTGCTTGGGTTGGTGGTGTCGATGGTGGGGTTGGCAGCCGAGGTCATCTTGCCGTAGTTGATCTTCTCAGACTCCGACAGGAACAGCTCGGCGTACAGGCGCCACCAGGTCTGGTAGTGCTTGTCAATGCGCTGGCCACCGATGGTCAGCTCAATGTCCACAAGCGCACGCTCCGCCAGCCAGCACGTGTCTGGGGCACCAGTGTTGGTGGAGGTGGGCACCAGGGACTGGCCAGTTGGCGCCTGCAGGCGAACGTACATGTCACCGACCAGATCGCCGTTGCGGGCAATGGTCACGGACACGCGGCCACCGTTGGAGGGGGTGCCGTTCACCGTCTGCTGAATGTTCTCCATGGCGAAGTTGGTGTGACGCTTGTACACCGCCTGGAAGAAGGTCACCTTGGGCTGACCAGTCAGATACACATCCTGAGCACCGTAAGCAACGAGCTGCATAAGTCCACCGGCCATTTTGTACTATATCCAGAGAAAAAAATTTAGCTCAAAAATTAGTTGGCGAACGCGAGACCGCCGAGACCCGACTGTACGCGCAGGATGTTGTAGTTGACCGCGAACATACGCTGGTTCAAGCTCGGCATACCCGTCTTGAGGTTCACGGCCACTTGCGCCATGTCAATACGCGAGAAGTTGCACGTACCGCTGGGCTGGAGCTCCTCAGGCTTGAGGGCGAATGAGTAGACGTAAATTCCTGGGTATGGCGTCCCAGAGTGATACTGATACGTCTGGTACTGGTTGAAGTACTTGCCGTACTGGGGGACGAAACGATCCGTGCCGTTCAGAATCAGCTTGAACTGGTGGAGAGGACCCACCTCCACGCCAAACGTCAGATTAGAAGTCACCTGTGGCAGACCGGACTCAACCCAAAAGACGTTGCCTGAAGCCACGTTAGACTGGAAAGTGAAGAAAGTATCACCCGTAATGTTACTGTCCGTCACCACAATGTTTGATGTGGTGAGCAGAGGGGAGGAGAATGTGGATGGCACATACAGGAGTGGCGATCCGATGTGGGCTGGGGAGAAAGGGGCGCGGGAGCCCGCAATCTTGGCCGGGTCCACAGTCACGTTCACGTTGGACACACCGGACGAGAAGTTCCACATGGAATTGGGGTTGGTAGATGGCGCTGAAGTCTGGTAGCACCAGACGAGCTCCTTCACTGGGTGATTGTACTGCATACGGATCACACTGGGAGTGTTCTCGTTGGTGGAGCCGACTGGGTCGGCGTTGATGTACTGGACCTGCTCAATCAGATACTCGGAGGGCTTCTTGGCGAACTTCTCACGCTCGGTGGTGTCCAGGTACATGTAGTTGGCCCACACAGCGAACGGGTTCGTGCCAAAATAGCTGGCGTACTGGGGGCTGATTGTGAAGTCCAGGCGGACCTCGTGGTACTGCAGGGCTATCAGGGGCAGGTACAGGCCTGGGTTGCGGTTGAAGAAGAAGATCAGAGGCAGGTACACATAGCTCGTTGACGTTTGGTTGACGTTATTTGGCACTGGTGACGACGTGAGCTTTCCGTAATTCTGCTTCTTGGTGTCGTCCAGGAAAACCTCGGAGTACAGGCGGAACCACAGCTGGTAGTGCTTGTCAATAGACTGGCCACCGATAAAGAGTTCAACGGAGGTGAATGCACGCTCGGCCACCCAGCACATGTCGCTGACCACATTATCGGAGGTGAGCTGACCGGAGTCGGCGGTCGTGGGCTGTAGCACGACGAACATGTCACCGACGAGGTCTCCTGAGCGAGCCAGGGTCACGGACGCCAGGCCACCGGGGTTCACGGTACCAGCCACCGTCTGCTGGCTTGTTTCCATGGCGAAATTGGTGTGACGCTTGTAGGCGGTTTGGAAGAACGTCACCTTGGGATCTCCGGTCAGGTACACGTCTTGGGCACCGTATGCGACAAGTTGCATCAGAGCGCCGGCAGGCATTTTAATATACAGTGCGAAAATATTCACGCCAAGAAAGTATCACGAGATAGTACAATGTCTCGTGCCCGTATGCCAATGCCACCCCCTATGGAGGAGCCCGAGGAGGAACTTGATGAGATGGACGAGGAGGATGATGAGATGGAGGGCATGGATATGTTTGAGGCTCTGGGTAACCTACTTGCGACCGAGGACGGTGAGACGATTGCTGAAATCGGCAAGCGCCACGCTGATGCAGCTGAGAAGATTGCTTTGAATCTTGAAATGCAGAACAAAATTCTGGTGAAAATCCTGAGCGCCGTATCCAAACTCGCGCCAGCACCAGTCGAGACTGGAGTGCTCGCTCCCGCTTAAAAAAGTCTCGCGCAGTTTTAGTAATGGCAACCAAGGGGACCACACAAAAAAAGGCCCAACCACACGCCGATGGAAGTGCGTATCAAAAAGAAATCAATTCGTGGACACCCGAGGACCTAAACTCAAAGTTGGACGATTGTGAAAAGAATCTACACCTTGATTTGCAAAAAGAAGACAAGCGTCAGGAAATCTACAATTTGCTCGCCACCAAGTGGCTTCCAGCGAGTTCCAAGCGGGACGATTATGGACTTCCTATTGACATTGACAAGGATGACTTTGAACGTATGCTTGTGAATAAGCGTCGGACTATTGATATTTGCGGATTTATGCTCGCACGCGCCGAGCTCCTTGAGATATCTCATACGGAAACAGAGGACATTAATGGTAATAAGATGTCGTTTGAGCGCCGAATCAAGCGCTTCAAGGAATCTTACAAAAAGATTGTAAACAAGTTTATTGAAAACGATGCCGAGTTCAAGTTTCACAACTCCCCCCTCGCCGAGAGTCCTGACGTGGACTTTGACATTGGCGAGGCTGCGAGCTCCTACCAGAGTCTTTTGATCCATCTCCTGCGTCAGGCGTACAAGCAGGGGTTTCGTCGGTACCGTGATCAGTGTTGCAAGGAGATTTACAACACGCGTGCGTGGAGACAGATCAAGGAAATCAAGGATTTTGTCTACGACGAGACTCAAAAGGAGGATAACGTTGAAATGTGGATGAATCTCACGAATCGCGGAAACATGGCGCATGACGTCATCCGTCATCTATCAAACTGTAAGGATATCCAGTTTCAGGAAATCAAAAAGGATCGTCACGTCTGGTCGTTCCAGAACGGTCTGTTGGACTCCCGGCCGATAGACGAGAACCGGGACCCCATGACCGGAGCTTTTGGTTTCAAATTTTACGAGTATACGACCAAGGAATTTCACGAGCTTGATCCGTTGCTCGTGAGCTGCAAGTACTTTGACTTGCCGTTTGACCCGTACCACAACCTCACCGACTGGTATCACATTCCAACGCCTCATATGCAGAAGGTTATGGACTATCAGCGGTTTGATGAGGACGTGTGCCGGTGGCTCTACGTTTTCATGGGGCGGCTGTGCTTTGACGTGAACGAACTGGATGGCTGGCAGATTATTCCATTTCTGAAAGGAATTGCTCAATCTGGAAAGTCCACACTCATCACAAAGGTGGCTCGCAAGTTTTACGAGTGCGAGGACGTTGCGACGCTCTCAAACAATATTGAAAAGAAGTTTGGACTTCAGAGTATTTACAAGGGTTTCATGTTCATTAGTCCAGAGATCAAGGGTGACCTGTCACTTGAGCAGGCGGAGTTTCAGTCTCTAGTGTCCGGTGAGGATCTTTCAGTTGCGCGCAAAAACGAGACGGCGCTTAGCGTGCAGTGGAAGACGCCCGGAATCCTGGGTGGAAATGAGGTGCCCAACTGGAAGGATAACTCTGGGTCCATCCTCCGCCGCCTCGCGACTCTGAACTTTGGCCGGCAAATCGCAGCTGACGTGGCTGATCCCCATTTGGACGCCAAGTTGGAGACTGAGATGCCCGCAATTTTGTGCAAGTGTCTGCGGGCCTATCTTGACTACTCACACAAGTACGCTTCAAAGGATATCTGGAACGTCCTCCCCAAGTATTTTGTCCAAGTACGGAACCAGGTGGCGACCGTTACAAACTCTCTGCAACACTTCCTGTGCTCCGAGAAGCTTCGGTTCGGCACGGACCTGTTTGTCCCTCAACGCGAGTTCATCGCACGTTTCAATCAGCACTGCAAGGAGAACAACCTGGGCAGCTTCAAGTTCAATCAGGACTTTTACGCTGGGCCGTTCAGTGCACGCGATCTGGAAGTGCGTGTGGATTCAAAGATTTACAATGGGAACGCGTACTCCACCCAGCCTTTCATTTTCGGTCTAGACTTTTTGTCTGTGGAATAAAATATAGGAAAATAGTAATGGACCCGCTCGCCGAGCAGGAGCGTATGCAGCACGCTCGGATCGTCAAGTTTCAAAAACTATGGCGATCCAAGCGCGTTTTTTCAAACAGCCAAGGAAGCTGGAAGGTTTCACCCTCCATCCTTACCGCCAAAATAGTTACATTTAAATTGCCGACCAATTTTCTTTCAGTATTTCAATCGGCTCCCAAGGGTTTCTCTGAGATTATGGGATATAAGACCACCTTCAAGAAACCTGTAGTCCGGTGGGACAACGGGCGGTGGATAGGTGACGCTGATGGAGTCGCCAAGATTGTGGCCAAAAAAGGTCAGCAAACAATCGTCTTTACTGAGAATTACTTTGACGTCATGGGTCTCGGCAATTACGAAGAGGCTCTCTTGGCGATAGTTAAGAACGGCTGGGCCCCGAAGTTGCTGCTTGGTGCTCCTCCAACCTATAAAAAGATTGATGGAATTTTCTACGTGAATAAACCATTTGCTCTTGAAGATTTAAAAGACGAGCTTGCAAAGCTCCCGGCCACCATGCGCGAGTCTGTGCGATACACGCCCGAAGCGAGTGTACCCGCAGTTGTGCTCAAGCTCAAAAACCCCAAATGGACCTATCAATTCTTCAAGAATGGCACCGTTCTTTTCACGGGCATCAAGGATCCGTCCGAACGTGAGGCCCCTAAGCAACTCTTCAAAGAATTCTTCACAAAATACGATGTGGTTCCATTTTTAGCGTTCAATATGGGGACATCCCCAGCCATAAAGAAACCCGCCAAGGGTGGAAACTCCAATGCCAAAAAAGCCAAGTTGGCGAATCGTTATCCGCTCGCTAGCTCTTGGAACGCCAAGCCCCCTCACGGCTTTTACGTGCGCCCGGGCACCAACGGCAAGCCCCGTCTTTACAAGTGGCGCAAGATGGAGAAGGAGCTTCAGTCGGGTGAGACGGTGAATCGTGGACCTATGGGCCTCTCTAAAAAGAACGCCGTCATGGTCGCGAAATCCTACGCCAATGCAGGTGTGAACGTTCCGGCGCACACGCGCAAGATTTTCAGAAACCTGGGCATCCCTATCGAAGAGGCGCCGGAGCGGCAGGCGACTCCCGCCGCCCCAAAGAACCGGCGCGCGCCGAGCTGGAACGCGACCAAAGAGGGCTACTACGTTCGTCCAGGCCCAGGTAAGCAGCCCTATTGGTTCGCAATTCCGGCCGGTTTGGCATCTGGCCGCAAGACTGTGATAAAGACATATACGGACGCGGGACGCAACATACCTGCGGCAGTCAGAGCCATATTCAAAATTCCCGCCAACGTCAAGACGAACGTTGTGACGTTCGGAAACGAGGCGTTCAAACCAGGCCTGCAGCACTTGGTCACCATGGGACTGAACAAGATCCTGCGCATCAACAATCGCCAAGCGACCCGTCTGACCAAGGCGGAGCTTTTGGGTGTTGCGCGAAACATGGGCATCGCAGAGGCGAACACCAAGATGACACCAACAAACCTCGTAGGCCTCATTCAGAACAAGGCGGGCGTTTACAAACCTATACGGAATGCCAATCTGGTTGTCAACGGCATGTACTATCGCCTCCTGAATAATGGCCGCGTGGAAAAGACTACGAGCCAGGGTATCCAGACCAGACGTGCATGGGCAACTCTACCCGCTGATGAGCAAAACAAGATTGCCAAGGCTCTCTTGCCCTCTAATTTACATGGAGAATTCAACGCGACTACCAAGGCTAACAAGTTCAATACTCTCAGGGCCTATGTAGCAGGTAAGAAGACGTCCGTCACCAAAGCGCCAAGCCCGGTGAGAAAGGCGACCCCGAGCCCATCATCTGCCGGTTCAAACAACAATATGGAGGCTCTGGAGTTTGAGTACGCTGCACGACTTGGCTCAAACCTCGGGAACATGTCGCGCACCGGCAACGAGGGTCTCTTTATGAAGATCTATGGCAAACTGCCAGTTGGCACACGAGGAAAGCCCCTCAAGGCGAATATCAACCGGGCATACAAGAAATTTGTGAAGGAGACGATAGCCAACCGCTCCAATGAGGCGCCCAAGGCGCGTTACACAGGGAGAATTCAGGTTCCAAATTGGATGCCAGCCAACAAGGTTCAAGCCTATAAAAACTTGGTGACTCGCCTAGCATTTCAGAAACCCAAACCTTCTCAGAAGAACATGAAGGCGGCGATCAGAGGCTGGATAAACCGGGAGGTGCCCATGAGCCCGGCTCGTGCCGCTCGCGAGGTGGAGAACGCCATCACGGGTGAGAAGCGCGTCATCCCTGCTTACGTGCCCAAGCCTCGCAAGACGCCTAATATCCCCAAGAGAACGCCTCCGCCCAAAAAGAGCCCCAAGCCCAAAAAGTACAACGCGTCAAAGAGCCCCCGGCTCCAGAAGGAGTACGCCCTTCCCACGAATCGCGCATCAATAAAGAATCTAAATAACGCCATCGCGAACATGGGTCTGCCCACAGGAGCCAAAAACACGTACACGTGGTCGGGGTTGGCGCGCGCGGGTCTCAACGCCAAGTTCCGTAACAATTGGCTCAAGTATGTTGCGGTTAATTAGATGCACTTCAACAAGTCAAACACTTTGTACAGCATATTGAACAGTTCATTTTTGTTTTGAATTTGAGAGGGGTCAACAATTTCCATTTCAATTTGATAAGTGGTGTCATCGTCAGAGTCCTTGTCATCAGGGGTGCCCTTGACGATGGTCATATCAATCACAAGATTCTTCCGTACGAAAGACCAACGCTCCTTGGTCTTCTGCTCGGTACTCGTCTCTTCTCCATCGTATTCAAAAGGCACCTCTGTACTCACACCCAGCCGCACGTCAAGGGGCTGGTCCTGGAGCTCCACATCATCAACCTTGACACGAGTCTTGACCTGGCCCACCTGCTCGTCGGTGTCCTCGTTGACAGTGAGGCGCTTGTCACCTGAAAAGTAGTACACGGTGGAATTGGAATGGTTTTTGGACTCCCATCCGTCGTACTTTTCAAGGGCCTGCAGAGCCTTTTCAAAACTGTGCCGGCCAACATTCGTATCAAACTTGTTGCCCGACTTGCGACCGAAACGGATTTCAATCTCAATATTAGGCTTGGACTTGTGGTTCTCAATGATGGACTCCCACTTATCAAAGAGAGGCTTCGCCATCGGATTGGATCCGGGTGCGATATTCATTTATAGAACAAAAGCGCGTATCCTCTAAGAGGATGCGAGGTCTTTGGAACCTCGGAAACACGTGTTATTTCAATACTGCTGTACAGTGCCTTGCCCACGTCCCTCCGCTCACAAAACACTTTTTTGATCACGAGTACGAGGGCCCTTGTGACGTCACTAGAGAATATCAAAAAATAGTGAAACAGTTATTTGTTAAAGGAAAGACTGACCCCGTGAGCCCGAGTGACCTCATAGGGGCTTTTAGGATCAGATTCCCTGATTTCGCCGATGGACAGCAACACGACGCCCAGGAGGTTATTCTGCACCTCATTGACCTGTTTGAGCAGTCAATTGGTAAAGAATTCGTCATGGACCTGTTTAACGGAACCGAGGCGCAAGAAACCATGTGGGAGGATGGAATGTCCACCATCCGCACACCTTTCACGACCCTGCTGTTGGACGTGTCTGAACCGTGCCGGCTGCAAGACCTCTTGGAAGATCGTATTGAACCTATTCCTATTGAAAATTACAAAGACGAACGGGGAAAGACATATGAGGCTGCAATGGTGCGCAATCGTATAGAGAAATGGCCAAAGTTTATAAGCTTTTCATTTTCAATGTACGATTACAAATTTCCTATTGAAATTCCTCTTGATTTTGAGGGACGTAAACTATTTGCATGCGTGCTGCATCAGGGACACAAGAACGGGGGACACTATGCTTTGCTTGTGAAAAGGTTTGATAAATGGTATATCAAGGATGACGAAAGTGTGCGCGAGGTCCCTCAAATACAAAGTCTCCGAGGCGAGTTTTACCTCGCGTTTTACAGGCCGACGAACTCGTTGAACTCCGCGAGTTGAATGTTTTCCCGTATGTTGATTATTGTTCTGAAATATGTGCGCCTATTGTTGGCGTGGGTCTTGTCGCTCCGGATCTTTTCCACGACCCACCCCAAGTCGCCGTACCCACACTCCACTATGGCGCCTTCAGGCAGGTCTGTTCTGTGCCGTATATGCAACTCGGCCTCCTTGAACGGCACCCCACGGTCCTGTACAAAAAGTTCACGTCCATTTTTCAACTGAAAATCAATGGTGATGCGCTCCCTAGGTTTCCACTTGAACATAGTCTCGTGAGTCCCCATACGTATAGGCTCTTCCACGGGGGTGAAAACCAAACCATCAGTCTCATAGTCAAACGAATTTAGATCCGGAAATGACTTGAAGTCTTGCAAATAAGTCATGGTCTTCACCTTGATCTCAAAGGGGGCTTGGGCAGTTTTGATAATCCCCTTGATAACTGCCCTTGCTTTGTCAAGTCGCAAATTCAAAGGAAAATTCAAAAGACTCTCACCCTTGACGATCACCGCGTCATACACCATGAAGCCCCACTTTTTATTTTTAAATTGCACGAGTTCACCATCCAATAGGGTGTCTTTCGGAACCCTGATCTTCACAGGCTCGCAGTGAAAAGCGCGGTTTACTATAAACACACCACCTTCAAAAGATACTAGGAAATGGCGAACTCCATCCGTCTTTTCACACACCATATACGGCTGGCGTTTGAGGAGAGGGAAGTGTCTCCGTTCTATGGAGACGGGTTGAGGCCCCGGAAATCTCTCAAGGTCTGAAGAGTTCCAGACCTTTGAGATGAATTCCTTCACCTCCATTTTAGTTGTAAATTATAAGTGTCTATTCTCTAAGGCTGAAGTTCAACACCTGCAGCCTCTAGGATGTTTCCAAAGCATTCATGAACAAAGTGGCACACGACGATTGCCTCGGACGCGACACCAATTTTAATACCCAAATTCCGGAGGGACGCGAACATCGCTTCGTTATCGTCATATGGAACCTTGATGGTCTCCTTGCCACCCCGAAGCTTCTTGTCAACGGGCTTGGAGTCCATGACCCACACGCGCGCCTCCGTCTTTTCGCACTCGTAGAGGCCGTCCGCGAGCTTCCGACCGACGGTCGTATCAAATTCCAGGCCCCGCTGTCCACTATTCTCCTTTGACCCCGCACGAGTCTTCTTTTTGAAGTTTTCCCAGTTGATGCCCTCCTTGACTGACGGGAACACGAGGATCTGCACCCCCTTGTCAAACGGGTCAACAACCTTGCTCAGAATTTCATTATTTAAATTGGTGCCGTAGTCCATCCAAAAAATACGCTCGCCAGATTTCATGAGCTTTGGCAGCGTGGTCTTGTCCTCCACAAAATGAACTTCCAGATGCATTCCCTTCATCATACACAACATATGGATGTTCATGGCGGTATGGAGGGTCGTAGCGCTAATGGATTTGTTTCGCGTGACCATACATACGTGGAGGACCGTCATTATTATTCATGTGAATTTAAGCCTTAAGCCTCTCCTCAAGTGTCCCCTGGAACCGAATGTTTCCCACGTGGCCTAGAACGGTCAAACAGTCGGCGAAAATCTTGCCATCCATCTGCTGCCAACGGCGACAGAATGCATAGTCCTCCGAGAGGTAACGACGGCTCACCGGGTCAATCATGCAGTCAAACACAGCCACGTACTCGTCAAGATCCTTGTTCTGGTGATCATTCACACAATTCAGCTCCGGATACTTGGCGAACATCTTTGTAAACACGTCACGCTTGATGAGCATGAAGCCGGTGGGGCCGTCCAGAACCTCTGCGAACCCATCCTTGATCTGGGTCTGCTGGTACCGGAAGTTCATCACGAGAGATGACGCGACGCGCGCAAGATCACGCCCCTCCTTCCCCGAGTTGACGTACGCCTCAGCCTGGTCCCACATCACGCACTTCTTGGGATATGCAGCCACCGCCACTTCGTGCTCAGACTTGATCAGACGAATCACAGACTCGGGGTCAAAGTGAACATCTGCGTCAATAAACAAAAAGTGGGTCGCCTGTGTCTTCTGGTAAAAGCGCGCCACTGCAAGGTTTCGGGCCCTGTGAACGAGAGACTCATTCTCAGTCGTGTCAAGCATCATCTGCATACCATGGGCGGCGCAGGTGCGTTGGAGACGAAGCATGGACTCGGCGTAGGCCTGCAGACACACACCCCCGTAGCATGGCGTGCTTACGAATAGGACAACCTGGCTCATTACAGAAAAATTGCTCAAAGTCCTTAACTATTCAAAATAGCCTCAATCTTTGACAAGGTGGGTACGGAAATGTCGCAAATTCTACAAAGGGTCTGTCGGTCCGGCGCGCCTTGGACCCCTTTGAGTACACTCGCGATCACCGCGCACGCAATCGCCTTCGGAGTGCGCCCCATGAGCTCCACGGTGTCCTCCAAAGACTTGCACTTGGCAATGACCTTCATTTTCAGCTTGCCACGCTCGCCGTCGGAGATGGTTGTTATCTCGTTGAAAAACCGACTCACAAGATCCGCCGGTGTGGTGATGTGGACCGTCGTCTCGGGAAGCTTCTCTTGATACATATCAAATGTTCGGGAGATGTCACGTGACGGAATTCCAAACGCGGCGGCGATTTCCTGAGTGGTTCGGGCCACGTTGAACTCACGACACGCTTGAAAGATGCAGTTGGCCTTGATACCGCTCCTGACGGCACCGCGGGTCAGGACAGCCTCGTTGAACGCCTTGTACTTGATCTTTACAGAGTACATAACAGCCTCTGGAAGCTTGAGAATTGTTTTGCCTATGTGATCAAGTTCTGCATAGGCGTGAAACAAGGCGCGGTCTCTGTGATTCATGGACGAGTGGTGGTTGATTCGTGCAAGGCGCTTTTGAGCCGACGGCCCCCATCTGGGGACGGTCATGTAGGTTGTCTGTGACCAGGCGGCCGAAAAGTGGTCAGTGTTCGTAGGGATGCCTACGCGAGAGGGATCGGCAGTTCCCGCATCGGCACCCGAGTGCCACTCGGGCTCGTCAGATACGTACGCGTCGTCCACTATCCCACATACAGTACAGGTTGGCAGGTCAATCTCCAGGCCGTCAAAAGCCTTGAAGCCACCACACGAACTACAAAAGTATTCGGATTCCTTGTGAATGGTTTCAGAAACATGGGTATTCCTCAGAATGTCAAAATCATGCCACGCTTGTGAAACCTCCATTTTTTCTTACAAGCCATGGGGACCGCGCCCACCTGGCCTGAAAAAAACACGTTTTTTTAGTAATGAGCGCTCCAGTCGTTGATCACATCAAGCGCACTGTTATTCAGGACATCAAGGCCAAGTCCCCCTTTAACATCTTCAACATTGTGGCTATTGTTGCCGTTCTTGTGATTGGTTACTTCCTGTACAAGAAGTTTACCGAGAAGTTCCAGAAGGGGTCAATCAAGATCCCAGATATTTTGGCCGCCAAGCCAGCATCAGCCGAGTCGGCCCCTACAATCATTGAGGCGGTTGCCGCGAGTGATGCGATCCCAGAGCCAGGTACGAAGGAGGAGTAAGTCCCAGTTGCGCAGCAAGTGTGCCCCTAAGACCAAATAGAGTCCACTACGAACCAATCCAAACACTTGTCCGCGTCCATGTACACATCACGCTTCAGCAGCTTTTTGAGATCCTTCTCAGGAATCTTGGTTTCGCGCGTATAAATATCCTTAAATCGTTCCATAAATTGAGACAGATTCTCCATCTGATCCTTGAAGTCCTCAAACTTCCCCCAGGTTCCGTCCATATTGAGTTGATGAATCAATATGTACGAATTCTCAGTCATGTGCCGAGTCCTGCCACCCAAAAGAATGAACGTGGCGGCCGACGAGCACACGCCGTCAGCGATGGTGCGAATCTTGACGCGCTTGGAAAGCGCCCGGATACAGTCCATGGCGCTCAGGCCCGAGTGGAGGTCGCCGCCGTCACTCCGAATCCATATGCGAATTTCAGGGCGCCCTTTGATACCCAAGTCGAGGTACTTGTGATTGAGCTCTAGGGCCAATTTTTTCAGTTTCATATTCAGTTCTAGGACGGTCACCTCGGCAACCTCGCAGTGAAAGTACACATCGGACCCCTGAACCTTGACAAAGGACTCCTCCTCAATCTCATGACAAGGACAGTTCATTTCTTACGTAAACTACCAGCGACGTGTTTAAGTCAATTCCTTTTTGAGGGCTGAAAGATTCCGAACTTTGATCTTTGACCGCAGACTCGTTTTGATGTCGTACGTAAGGTGATTCATCACATCAAGGTCCTGGGACTTGAGTCCGTACTCTTTCAGTATTTCTATGTTCCCGTGCTCAGCATAGTCACGCAACATCAGGATCTCATCCATTGAAAGACGCTTCCCAGGTACGCGTTGAGAGACCGTCTTGAGTCGCTTTTCCCTCGCGCACGCGCTTTGGTACTTGGTCCATACAGAGCCAGGGCGCAGAGGGGGTTTGAGCGAGTGTCCAATTTCAACTGCAGGAAGGATACACCCCAACATATTGTAATAGGGGTAAAGATCCCAATTTCCCTTGTAAATTGCATCCTCAAAAACCAGTGCATCACTCATATGCTGTGTGATTGATTCTGGGTTGCATTTTTTAGAGTCTACATAATTTTCATGTAAAATTGCAGTGACATTTCCAGGCTCGTGAACAGGGTGACCTATATACTTACATGGATTTACAGACGACCTGTTAGACACTAGGCTTTCTATAAAATCTCTGGCTCCTTGAAACTCATCCTTTTCATCGGTTCTGAATTCAAGGCTTTGAATCACATAGCGCAAGTCACCCTTTGATTTTCGGATAACCTCATCCGTGGCTTCTGGAAACAGACTCTTTATACTCTCTTCATCAGGTACAGGAAAATCATAGGTTGCTATTTCAAAATCAAATTTTACCGGGATCTGGGAAATTACAATAAAAATACCATTTGTCGGAGGCTTGGTGATCTCCCTCAGACCCACGAGATCATGTATGCATTCGTACTCGTCTATAATCACTGGTATATTCGTTCCATGAATTTTGTCTAGAAATTGTAGGGTCTCTTGTTTGCTTCGGAGAATTTCAGATGTAATTTCAATACAGGGATCCAGGGAGTCGTGTACGGTCCACGTCTTCCCGATACCCGACTTGCCAAATACGCACACAGCCGGTCCGAGCTTCGTGAATTCGTGGCTAGATTTTTGTTGGGGTCTCTTAAAGTATCTATCCATGGATGAAGAAACTGAAGAATCTCTAAGTAAGCAGATGCTCAATATGGTTCTTGAAAATAATACACTAAGGGACACCGTGTTTCCTTTTATCACAGGTTATGTTGTTTTCAACATCCTCATTTTAACCCTGCTTATTTACGTATCTGTACGAATTTCTCTACGTTAAAAGTATGGCAGTGACGCTGCGCAAAGCGGACAACGGTGTGCACAAGTTCATGGCCATCTTCCCAGACGGGGCCAAAGTGCGGTTTGGTCTCAAAGGGTTTTCAGATTACACTATACACGGGGATTTCAAACGCATGAAGAGGTACGTTTCGCGGCACGCAGGATCTGCGAGTGGGCTTCGGTCGCGGCGGGAGAATTGGACGCGCTCAGGAGCCAAGACGGCTGGCTTTTGGTCGCGGTGGCTTTTGTGGTCCAAGCCGAATTTTGAGTCGGCTCGGCGGCAGACGCAAAAGGTTCTTGGAAAAAAAATAATATACATAAAATAATATAATGATGCCCCTTATCCTTTCCGTGGTGTTCCTGTGTCTGTCGGTGACACTGCTCGCTCAGGCGGCTATTACGATTTTCACCTACAACAAGGAACAGAAGCCACGTGATCTGAACTTTTACTGGTCATGCATGGTGTTGGTCTTCGCCATCATCGGAGTGATCGCAAGCATGATTGGTGTTTTCGCGAATCGCGGTGCGGCCTCGGGAGGTGATGCCGGCGGGATGGCGACTGGTGTGCCCGCAGCATCGGTTTTAAGCGCTCAGCTTGAGGCGGTTCAGAACCTTGAGCAGGCGCAGGCCGGAGCCGCCAAGGTTTTCAATAAGTAAATTACAGTTTTAGATCAACGGTCTGAGACTGTCCCGAAGCCTGGCACGACATGGCGGCACTGAGGACGCGCATGGCGTCCGGTGTGCGGGTCGCATCGTAGTTCATCGTGCACCCAGGTGCGATGCCGATTGAACCCGCCTCAGCAAACGCATCCTGGTTGGCGCCCAGGTACGCAAACGTCCAACCATCCTTGGTCTTTTGCTCAATAAGGTCCTTGATATGAGCCTTGGTGAACTTGTGACTAGCATTCTCTTGGCCATCAGTCAGAATCACGACTGATGGGTTTGAAGATCCCTTCCAGTCCTTGGTGAGGCGCCCGATGGCGTCAAGTAGAGCAGTGGAGCCGCGAGGCTTGTAGGTCTCGCGGGACAGAGACGGCACCTCATCAATCTTGGTGCGCTCATATGTCATATTGTACTCGTGGTCAAACTGGATCAAGGTCAGGGTCCCACCAGTGGCCTTCTGCTCATTCAGAAAAGCGTTGAAACCGCCAATAGTGTCATCCCAGCAAGACTCCATAGAGCCGGAGCGATCGAGAAGAAAGACCCTATCAATAGATTGATGGGGGCCCGGGCGGTCCATGTCTGGGTTTTGAATGGTGCTTGGTATTTATGCCTCCACGCCTAGGCGGCCACATCACACCTTTTTTGGGCGAATCGCCAGGAGGTCCACGTGCCTCACTTAAGAATAAAATCTCTATAAGACCTAGAAGTCTTACTTCTGATGGTCGGCGCTGGAGTTCTCACCGAACTCCTCCGTACACATAAACCTGAAGATACCTTTTACGTTTACGAACTGGGCATTCTAGAACGGGCGTACAAAGAGTGGACGCGGGTATTCCCGACCATCCGTCCATTCTACGCCGTCAAATGCAATCCGGATCCAAGAATCGTAGAAACCCTCGCGAACTTGGGTTCTTCGTTCGATTGCGCAAGTCCAGCCGAGATTGATC